AGACATGGATTCTTGCTTATGAAGAAGGCAATGGTAGAAATACTAAAGCTATTCAAAAATCACTTAACTACTTGCTAAGTGATAAAGCTCAAGAGAAAGCTCCTTCCCTTGGATTTGTACCTCTAAAAGGTGATATTCTTGCCAAGTCTCGCGCTGCAGTAAAGCGTATTGGTAAGTAAATTAAATCCTCATGATATTGGAAAGGAGGCTAATCCCTCCTTTTTTATATTGGTAGAAAGTATGCACTTAAACTACCATCGGTCAGAGACACCTCAGTGTCGGATCTCTGACTAATTCCCTTGACCCTTACCCGCTACGGTCCGTTGTAGTCGGTCAAGGAATTTAGTAACTGGTATAGCGGAACTATACTGGACTCGATTAATTAAATAATTATGACATTTAATCTAGACTCTGTGAATAATAGAGTCATTCATTGCACGAATCAGTTTGAAACTGATATCTTAGCTAATGATTTTGCAATTAATAACACTGGTTATGGTGCTTACAAGTGGTCTTCTAATGGAAGTACTTTTGTAGGAAAAACAGCACATAGTGTACTTCAATCTGGAGTTAGCCATGGTACAGCCGCACCAGCTGCAGTCGCAGAACAAGTCAGACGGATTTTTAAATTAGCTGTTGGAAAATATGAAAGAGTAAAGTATAAATTTGATATACATAATGAATTTTTTCAGAATGATGGTGATTACAGATGTGCAATTCAAGTACCAGCAGGTTCTGAAGTTATCAATATGTCAAACTATACCCTTACTACAGCTACTGCTGGTACTGACTCACAGTATGATAAATTAAGTGCTGCTGTAGTTGTTTGTACAAACCAAACTGAAGTACCTGATGGCACTTGGATAAATCTAAATACTGGTGGTAGTGATAACGGTGAGAAAGCAAGACTTACTCAAGTTGGTAATGCTAGTGACGGTTATATATCTATATCTGGTATAGTAGAAGCTTCTAGCACAGCAGGTGAATTAAGTTTCTGGATGTGTCAAGCTGATGCTAAAGTCGAGCCAACTGTAACTAAAGCAGGTTCAACATTCCAATATTTGAGGTTCTAATCATGCCATTATATACAAACACAACAAAAGGTACAGTAGCTTACACTTCTGGTACAAGACTAACTAAAATCTTACCTAATGATGTAACTATACAATCAGATGATACTCTTTCTGAACAAGCTGAACTAACTATTAAACTTGGTCCAAATGAAAGAATTGCTTATCGTTATAATATTTTTTGGACTACCACAACCGACGGAGATTTTAAATATTTAATAGATATACCAGCTAGTATTAATTTTTACCGAAACGCAAGAACTGGTGTAGATCCTGCCAATGCTGAAATTAGTGTAGCACCTATAACTACAGAAGGCAGTGAAGTTGGTATTGCAGTTTCTGGAACAAGTGGATACCTTGGACTTGAAGGTGTACTAGAAAACGGTTCTACTGCAGATAATATCAAATTTACTTGGGCGCAAAACACTTCACATGCTAGTGATACTACATTGCTTCGTGGTTCAAGTGTTGAATACATAAGGTTCTAACTGAGGTATAAACATAATGCCTTTATATTCAAATACAACAACTGGCAACAATCAGGTAACACATACAGCATCAGAACAGGTAACTAAAATATTACCTTATGATTCTGCAGGTTTTGATAATGCAGCTTGGACATCCTTTAAAGAATTAAACATACCTTTAGGTCCAAATCAAAGAGTAATAGGAAATTTTGAAAGCTGGTATGATAGTAACGCAACAAATGAATTTGCTTTAAGATTCAGACTTGCTACTCCAAGTGAAGCATTAGGTGTTAGTGGCAGTCCTAGTACTACATTAGATGGTAATATATTTTATAATGTATCACATGCTACTAAAGTTATTGGAGCTGATAACGAAACTTTACAAACAAGTGATGCCGCAGACCATCAGTTATTAAATACTACAATGTATGATAATACAGCTACAGTAGGGACTAAATGGCTTGCATTTAATACAGATAATACTTTTGCTAGGTATTTTACTCTATCATTCAGAGCTGAATCTTCAGTGAATGTTCCTAGTCAGTTAAGACTAGAATTTTTAACTCTTGCAGGTGCATCTGCTGATTGTCATCTCGAACATGGTACACGTATAACTTACACTAAATATTAAATACACTCAGATAAGGAGCACCTCAGAGTCGGACTCCTTTTCTTTTGGCTTTTGGCCCTGTACGCAGGATACCCTTTAGCCGTCTAGACGGTGGGATAGACCACAAAAAAAAATGATCAAAAAATTTACGTGCGTAAGAAAGTAAACACATACATTAATTAAAAGATAATGGCTAATGCCACACAATCGGTATTAGGTTCAGTTAATAAACTGGTATCTGATACCTCTGGTTCTAATGCTTACGGTGATAAGTATGGAACCTATTTGAAGCTGTTCTCAGGTGAGCTATTCAAAGCTTATGAGTCAGCAACAATTGCAAGAGATACAGTACAAAGACGTACACTAAAGAACGGTAAGTCTCTGCAGTTCATCTTCACGGGTCGTATGCAGGCTGCATATCACACCCCAGGAACCCCTATACTTGGTTCGGGTGATCCTCCAGTAGCTGAGAAGACAATCCAATGTGATGACCTACTTATCAGTTCAGCTTTCATTTATGACTTAGATGAGACACTTGCTCATTATTCACTACGTGGAGAAATCAGTAAGAAGATCGGTCATGCTCTAGCTGAGTCTTATGATAAGAAGATCTTCAGAACGATTGCTTTAGCAGCACGTGATTCACATCCTATTACTGCATCTCCTGGTCCTGAGCCTGGTGGTTCTCAAATTAAACTAGGTAATAACAAGGAATATGATGCTCAAGCACTAGTTGATGCTTTCTTTGAAGCAGCTTCTATTCTTGATGAAAAGAATATGCCTAAAGCTGGTAGAACAGCTGTACTATCTCCAAGACAGTACTATGCACTAGTTTCTCAGGTATCTACTAACATACTTAATAGAGACTATGGTAATGGACAAGGTAATCTAAATTCTGGTGAAGGTCTTTATGAGATTGCTGGTATTCAGATCAGACGTTCTAACAACCTACCATTCTTAGCTGGTACAGTTAATTCTGAAACTGGTGAGAACAATACATACAATGGTGACTTCTCTAACAGCTGTGGTTTAATCTACTACAAAGATGCTGCTGGTGTTGTTGAAGCTATTGGTCCTCAAGTTCAAGTAACTTCAGGTGATGTTTCAGTACTTTACCAAGGAGATGTAATTGTGGGACGTTTAGCAATGGGAGCCTCAACACTTAACCCTGCTGCTGCTATTGAGTTGTTAAACACAGCTTAAGGAGGTATAGATTATGTCTATAAGACCTGGTATATCAACAACTATACTTAGAAGTAATACTATAGGTACTGTTTCTAAAGTTTCAACAATTAATCCTACAACTCCTTTAGTATATGGTAGACAGCATTTGTCTCCATCTGATATAGGATCAGTTTCTTAGGTAATAATTATGACTATAAAACCTGGAACTAACTATACTGTTACAAAGCATAGTGGTATTGGTGGAGTAATTTCTGTTACTAAAGATCCTGTATCTCCTACTATATCTGGTAGACTTCATTTGAATACTAAAACCTATGTAATACCAAATACAGCTGTAGCTAATGCTGATTATACAGTAGAAGTAAATCATGGATTATCAGATGGAGAAACAGTAGTATACCATTCTATGGGATACACAAGAGGTGTTGACAGTACTAGACCTATTCTACGGAATGAACGTGTAATGAACCCTCAAACATCTGAAGTAGATATCGCTAATAACACAATTACTGATGCTAATTTAGCTCATGGATGTGAAACTGGTGATGTCATTTTCCATAGTAATGGAGGTGGTACTACCATGGATGGAGTAGATAATAACAGTGATTATTATGTTATCAAAGTAGATGACAATACTATTAAATTAGCTACTTCATATGATAATGCAATAAATGGAGATGCTGAAGATATCACTGGTACTGGAAATAACGCTCAATCACTTTATAAGTATTTCCAAGATTCAGAAGTTTTCTATGCCAGAAAAAAGACTGATGATCAATTCTATTTACATGATACTCAAGCAGATGCGTTAGCAGGTACAAATACAATAGTAATAAATGATGGTTTGAAAGGAAATACTACTCAAACATTTTCTACATCATTTGGTAGGTTAGACCCAACAACTGACGCTTAACAAACACAATATACAATAAATAATTATGGCAGTTTCCGTTGCTAAAGGAAATGCTGGTGTCTGCACAACAGATGCTAATAGAATTTCCGTTTCAAAAACATGGAAGGCAGCTTCAGGATCTACTGCTGGTCAGGCAGATTCTGCTGTTAAATCCGTAACAAAAGATCTCAGACTTGCATACCCTGCAGTCGAGTGTAATATCACAGGCGTATAACACGCACACACAGGGAGGCTTCGGTCTCCCTTTTTTAATATAAAGATTATCCGATATGCCAACAACAATAGATAACGATACCGAACTATCCGCAGTAAATTCTATACTGGGAAGTATCGGACAATCCCCCGTAAATAGTTTAAACTTTGATAACCCAGAAATTGAGTTTGTATATAATGTATTAACCGAAGTTAATAAGGATGTACAAAATGAAGGTTGGTTATTTAATCTTGAAGAAGATCAAGAAATGACCATGGATGGTGGTACTTTAACTGCTGGTGGAGCTGGTGGTGATGATGGTTCTACAACAGGGATTGAAGGTGTTAGTATTACTAATGCGTCAGGTGCATCAGCTTGGACAGGTAAAATAGATTTAGCAGATACAGTTTTATCTATTACTTTAAGAAAGGGTGGTAAAACTGAAAAAAAATTAGAAAGCACTGTTGTAAGAAAAGATGGTTCTGATA